ACCCGTCCGTGAGCGACAGCGAACGACGGGCTAACACATTCCGCAGGCCATTGAATCGGGTAGCGCACGCATAGACGCACATAACAGGCGCTGGGCATGAGAACGCACCAGAGGCGCTAGGATCGTCTGAGAGCCCGAGGAGCTACCCTTGCCTACCCCAGCCCCGAACGACGCAGCACAGGCTCTGTACGCAAGCCGCAGGGCTATCCGTGGCCCATGGCGTCCGAGTACAGGGCTATCTCACTCTGCCAGCGTTTAACATAAAGTCCGTTATGCGGCACCAGCCATGGCCCTGTTGACAGCGAGGGTTGATCCGTGGTAGACGCGCGCAGGCTGGCATGGTCCAATAATTCGGGCGCGTTCACTATGGCGTGCGCGGGTGGGTGCATGGGGGGGCGTATGTGCGCGCTCGGGTCGGGAGACCACCTCACAAAAATTTTTGCTATAGCATTGCAAGTAACAACTCGCAGGCCCTAGAGCACAAGTCCTCCTGACGGAAGACCTTAGATGCTAAGGCCCACTGATTGGTACTCGGTATCAGGTAGCTGCCACGGTGGCATCCACTTGAGTCTTAGCAGCCGCAATGGCCGCATCGATGTCGGTAAGGAAGTTCACCGGTAGTTCTTGCACGCTACGACGTACGAGTGCCTCGGCCTTAGCCAGAGCATTCGCAAGGTCGAGCTTCTGTTGCGTAGTACGGTTAGCGATGGACATTTAGATCACAAGGTTGACAGCTTAGACTTGATGTCGGTTACGGCAGCGTCGGCTACCGCGACCAGTCCGGCCGTTGGGTTGTTGGTAAGAGTCAGGGCCTCCAGTGCCTTCTCCAGCCGGATGGCCGATAGGGTCAACTGGAAGCGCTGCTCAACCGTCAGGGTGGTAACGGAAGCCATGCAGCGCTCCTAGGTATTAGGGCTTCGGATCAATCGGCGCTTGGCCGGCCGGATCGGCTGTCGGCGTAGCGTCGGCCACGGCTGCGTCGAGTAGCGTCTTGAGGGCGGTCAGGGAGGCGTCCACGACGGACACGGCGGCCGGGTTGCGGCTGTTCGTGCGGTAGCGGACGAGAGCGCGCTCAGCGTTCTCCAGTGCGCCGGACAGGGCGTACACCTCGTTGGTGGTTTGGTTGGCGATGCTCATTGCTTTTCCTTGAAGGTCTGCACCCACGCCTTGATGGCGGCGCGGTCTGCGTTGGCAAGGCCAAGGGCCTCACGGTAGGCCACCACAGCCTCTACAAGCGCGCCGTTGGTCAGCGGGTAGGGTAGGGTGGGTTCGGGTACTGGCGCGGCGTACAGCGCCGGATCAGGGGCTTGCTGAGGCTGTACCTGCGGGACGGACGAGCACGCTTGCAACGTCGTCAGGCACAGGCTGATCAGCCCAAGCACGATTGCGCGCGAGCGCGTCAGCGAGGGCACGGCGTGCCTCCTTGGCTTGGTTGGTCACACGGACCCTCTCACGCTCGCGTACAGCGGCGCTGGCGAGCAGGGCGTCATTGGCGGTACTCAGGGCACTGGCACGGGCCTGCGCGGCGCGTGCCTCGTCCTGCGCGGTCTGGAGGGCCTTCGCGTCGTACAGGTGCACGACGTACCCACCGAAGAGGGCACAGGCCACCAGCACGGCGCCGACGAGGGTCGGGCCTACCCACGATGTGAAGATTGGGGATCGGTTCATCTCAGGTCACTTAGGCAAAGGGCCATCTCCGCCTCTCGGCGCTTCTTCAGGCCGCTGTGGACGGAGGTGCCCGGCATGGTCCACGACATCAACATGCCGCATGCCTTGACAGGCTGGTGGCTTTCGATGTATGCTATGTGGGTGGGAATCCGTCCGTTCTTCAGACGGCAGAAACCGTCCTTCACACCGGCACGGCCCGGCCCCACGTTGAAGGCGAAGGAAGTCCACGCGTTCATCTCACCGGGCGTCATGGGCACAGTGGTGCAGGAGCGCACGACCTTTTGGGCCGTGAGCAAGTCCTTCAGCGTCGCGTCGTCGCACTCAGCGAGCGTCGCGCTTCCCTTCTTCGTCAGGGGACCAGTGTGCCCCCGACAGATGGTAGCCACTCCCACCGGGTCCACGTAGGTCCGCGTCTCCTTGCCGGTCCACTCGAAGCGGTCCACCAACGTGAACGCGCCGGTCAGGCCCGCTGCGGCTACCGCCGCCATCACTGTGTTCTTCAGTGCTGTCATCTTTCTTGTCCCATAGGTTCTTCTTCAGCATGAAGAACAGTTGCACCAACAGGACGATGATCGAGAGGATCGACGCCCACGTGGAGATAGGAACCCCGAAGACCGTGAGGGTCAGGGTGCTTGCGGCGGGCGTGGCCTTGATAGCCTCGTCCGCCAGTTGTTGCTTGAGACTCATCGTCTTGCCCTCCGGCGTTGGACGAGGGCACGTGCGCCGCCACCCGTGTTGCGGGTATGCGGGGTGTCGTATCCCATTGGGTTTGCCATCCACTGCTGTGCCTCCTCTTGGGCGCGCTGGCGAGCGGACTCTTCTTCGTCTTCCTCCAAGCGGTGCTTGTGGAAGCGAATCGCACCGGCAGCAGCTTCTAAGCGGTCATCATGTGCCAACGAATTACGGTCGGTTGTGATGTTGGACATCTGCGACCAGAGGCTGTACTGACTGCGCTTCTCGATGCTGTGCTGCTGGTTGTACTTCTCATCATCCTCGAAGACTTCCTTGTGAACGATGACCTTGTGGCGCTGCATAGCGCTGACCATCGAGTCGATGATCCGGCGCTCCTTCTGGCCCGTGGAGTACTCGCCTTCGACGGCGACATCCTTGAACCACTTGCGCCCGGCTTGGATAGCCTTCTCGAACTCACCACGCAGGTTAATCTCGAACAGACCATGACCCATGTTGGACTCGCAGCGCACAAGCCGTAGCTCGTACTGCTCAATCAAGTCCAACAGCGTCTTGATGTTGCCCATCCCCTCGAAGCCGCCGCGCATACCGCCGCAGCGCAAGAGGTGGATGTACGGGCCAAGTGCTCCGCTGATAGCGAAGCCCATCTCGTCCCCGCCGCCACCGGCCGGATCAATGAACATCATCCGGTCCTTGAGGTCAGAGTACCCACAGGGCGCAACCGCGCCGTAGTACATCTTGGCCTGCGTGACTGGGAACCCAGCCGGCAGCGGCACGAGGTGCGCCGGGTCGGCCCGGTAGGGCACAACCTCTGGCACGGACTGCCAACCGAAGTTGGCGATGATCAGGTTGGACAACTTCAACTGCTGGCGCGCTGCATCGGATAGGGAGGTGTCGAGCATGTACTGAAGCTGGAAACCTTCCGGCCCCTGATCGAGTTCCTTCTCACACAGCGCCGCTTCACCGTAACGTTCCGGGTCAGTCGGCGCACCGCGCTTGCCATCCAGACCGCCGCCCGTTTGCAGGGCGTGTACGATCTTGCCATCGGGGCCGGGGATGAGCGGCGACGCAGCGATCTTCGCAGCGATACTCGGCGCAAGCATCGCGCCGTACTTCTCCATCTCTTCGCTAGTTGGGAAGCGACCCGGCCAGATGCGAACCTCAAAGCCCCGGCCGGGAAGTGTGTTGTAGATGGAATCGCGCGTCTGAGGCGTACCCAAGTAGAGGATGTGCCCATCAGCGCAGATCGACGTGAACTCCTTGGACAGCAGTAGCAGATGCGCACGCTGCGTGGCCGTGAGGCCGTTCTTCGTCGTTTCGATGTCATCGGGGATCAGCAAGTCAGCACGCTTGCCCTGCAACTGCGCCGTGATACCCACGCAGGCCACAGAGGGCGACTTGTCAATCGTACCGCGCAGCGCGTAGTGCACGTCGAACCCATCCGTGATGGAGGTCCGATCCCCGGCGCTGCGATCCGGGCGAAGGTATTCAAAGATGTCCCACGTAGTGATGAGACGAACAACGAGCGTTGCGACTTCCGACGCCTGAGTTTCGCCACCCGAGACAATCAGTACTCGGGTGCTAGGCTTCTGCATCAATCGCCACACCGCGTAGAGAGCGGCCAAGGTTGACTTGGCCTCCCCACGTTGTGCCATCACCATGCGCAGGCGCGGGCCGTTCTGCATGAACTCGGCTATGTCTTCCTGAACTTCGGTCAGACTGAAGCCCAAGTAGACCATGCCATCTGCGGCGAAGTCGCGGAAGTTCGCGTAGTGCTCCGCCATGATGATGGCATGTTTGAACCGGGTATCAATGTCCACGGCCATCTCCTGTTAAGTGCCTGTTGGAATGTCCTCCGCCTTTACGAGGGCGAGGGCTTGTTGCTTGCGCTCCTCACGGATGCGCGCTTGCTCCTTGAACTGCTCCGCGAGCTTGGACGTGCTATCCCTATCTGCTGGATCACACGTGATGTTGTTGTCCTTGAGGAAGCCCTTGATCACGGACATCGTTGCGGCGTCGGTTGGAACGTCGTCTTCGATGTCGCGCTTCAGGGTGGACAACATCTGATCAGCCAGCTTGCGGTGGAGTTCATGGAGCGAAGCAGTTGAAGCTGCTCCACTCATACTTCCTCCTTACAACATGCGTGCGTTGCATACGATGTGGCCGTTCACGATGTTCAGACCGGGTATGACACTACAAGCGACTGCAACAGTGTTGGTGCCACTAGTCCAGTTGTTCCAAGCCACGTCTGTGTTGTTCCCGCATCGCCACGTACCGGTTGCGCCGGTGGAAGCGTTGACGCACAGGACAGTGGGAACTTTCATCATTGTCACCGGAAGACCAAACGACACTACCCCTGTGTTTGTGCCGGTTCCGTAGTTGATTGTGCCCACACTGCCTGACTGGGTTATCGTGCCACGTTGGTCCCACGCGTTGTACGTGCTCCAGTAGTACCGCTGGCAGCGCCGACGCTCCTCATCGCGGCGTGGTAACACGAATGGGATGAGTTGGTCTGAGTCACGCCAAGACACATCGGAGAAGCTGACGCGCTGCGTTGTTGCAGACAGCATGTTGGTCTGCCCCGGGGCCGCGAGGTAGTTCCCAGACTGCCACGAGTTTGCTGCCGGTGCCGTGAACGTGCTACCCGCTGCGAACGTGAATACGAAGTAGCACTCGGCTTGGGTGGCCGTGCCCCAGTTACCGAACGTCGTATCCGTGTCACCGGGGATGAACGCAGAGTATGTCGCTGCTGTCGTCGTGATGTTGAACGGGATGCAGTACGAGCGCGTGCTACTCCGGTTGCGAACTGCCAATGTGATGGTGCACGGGATGGTAGCCTTGGCTCGGAACTGTACCCATGAACCTCGCGCAGATGCCGTACCGTACTTCAGGCGCTGAAGGAACGTTCCCTCGATAGGTTGGCATGCAAACGCGTAATCACCCGCTGCCAACGTAGCCTTGGGCGTATTCGTCGTTAGTACGATTGCCTTGTCTTCCCACAGTGATACACCAAGGCCGCCGCCAACTTCAGAGTTCCAAGAGAACGCCGCGCCGGCCGACCCGATGGTGTACCACAGGTCAGCGAAGCACATCGTGTTCGATCCGTTCAGGATCGGGGTGTTGAACTCCTGCTGTATCGCGCCGGTCCCGTTAAGGATCAACTCGATACCTCGATTCAGTGTAGCCACCGTACCAAGCGTCGAGACATCAGTCAGCGCAGTGGGCGTGCCCACATTGGTGATTTTGTTGCCGCCAAGGTTCAGGATGCCGCCCGTCATCGAGATGCCGCCGTTGTACGTCAGCGTCTTGGATGCAGGGTTGAAATTGAACGGCGTCCAGTCTGGAGTACCACCGCTGCCCGTCGGGTAATGGCTGAAGCTCAGCACCTCACCGGAGTTGTAGATCATCCAGTTTATGTCGCTCGGGGTAGCTAGGCTCCCACGGTACATCGCCAAGCCACCATACACACCGTTCTGGAACGACACGAATGGGCCATTCTTATAACCAGCAAGCGCCGAGTCGAGCGGGGCTCCGGCCATGATGTCGAACGTGCTGCCACCGTTGCCCACAAGGATCGCCCACTGGTTGTTGGCAAGCGTGAAGCTGGTGGTGCCCAGCGGGTTCATCACCGTCGCACCGGAGCCCACGGCCACTGTAAGTGCGCCTGCTGCCCAGTTGGTGATGAGCACGGCCCCGCCGTTAGCTAGCGCCGATGCTGGCATGGTCAACGTGATTGGGGTGGCCGAATTACCGATAACGGTACAGCCAGAGTACGTCGGATCGGCAGTGCCGCTGACGTTGACAACCTTACGACCCGAGAATCGGAAGCCGCCTGCCGCCGCAGCATTTGCTGCTGCGAGGTCCGCGCTGGCTGCTGCCGCTGCTGCGGAGTTACCGGAGGCGGTTGCGCTGTTGGCCGAGGCCGTTGCGCTTGCACCAGATGCGGATGCCGAACCGGCCGATGCCGATGCCGACGCTGCGGACTGGCCCGCGTAGTACTTGGCCGAGTAATCCACACCGCCGACTTGGCCGTCCATCTTGACAGCCCAGTTCTGCGCGAGCGTAGCAGAGTTGGCAGACGCCGTGGCAGAGCCTGCGGATGCCGTGGCGCTGCCAGCAGATGCACCAGCACTCGCGGCGGAGTTGCCTGCACTCGTTGCCGAGTCGGATGCACTGCCTGCTGCGTTGATTGCGTACTGCTTAGCGGAGTAGTTCGTGCCGTCCACCGATGCCGGTGTCTGAGTTGCCCACTTCGCTGCGAGGTCACGCGACGCGGCTGCTGCGTTTGCCGCATCCCACGCGTTCGCGCCTTGCACCTTGGCTTGGCCGAGCGTGATAGCCTCGTTGTCGTTCTGTGCTTCGCCCAAGTTGCGCAGGCGGTAGCCGTGGAAGTCCACGTCGTTGAAGATGTCGGTCAGCGCCGAACCCTCAACTGCCTCTTGGTTCAGATACATCAACTGTTGGAAGTTGGTATCCATCGACGCGTTGGTGAACTTCGCGCCTGTTGCAAAGACGTTGATGATCGAGTCGATACGGGTGGTGCGCTTGATCAGAACCTCCGTACCGTTGGGCACGGGGTTCGTGAACTGAATGCGCTTGTCCGTAGTTCCCACCCACGACCACGACCCAGCAGGAGCGGGCAGATCATTGTAGAACACCGCAATGTCTGCTCGCTTCTGATACTGGATCGAGATGTCGAGGTAGGTCATCGACCCATCGGAAACTGCCCGTTGGGTACTGAATGCCATTGTTACTCCTTCTTGTGCTTAGGATCGCTCTTGAGCGTCTCGGCCATGGCCTTGACGCCGGGGATAATCGACAGGAGCGGGATCGAGTTGATCGCGCTGCTGCCTGCCGCACCCCAGCGGCCTTGAAATGCACTAGCACCTGTCTTGTACAGACGGTCGAGCGCGATAAGCCCGGAGGCACCGAATTGCTGCTTCTCACCAGACACTACGCCCCACAGTTCACCGAACATGCCCATGCTGCCCATCTGCGCGAGCGCTTGGAGCGAGAGCTTATTGATGTCCGTCTCAGGCTTGCCCCGCATCACGGAGTTTGCCTGCGACGCTGCGATGGTCATCGGGAACTGGTAGAGCATCAGCAGCCCTAGACCGCCGAAGCCCTCGCGGCCAATCGTACCGGCCAGCACTTTGTTGTGCGCGCCGAGGACAAAGCTGCGGAAGGTGAAGATGAACTTGCCAAGCGACGAGAACTGAGCGAAGGCCGGAATCTCACCCGTGCGGTTCTTCAGCACGGAGTCGTCCATCATCTTGCCCAGCGGTCCACGGACTTGTGCCCACGTTGCATCACTCCAGCGCGCGGTATCCATACCGTTAGCCAGAATGTCGGAGCGTACGCTCCCCAAGTGGTGAGCATCTAAGCCGTACTTCCCAAGAGCCTCTACAGCCTTGGGTTCGCCCTTCACCGCGCGTTGGAGCGTATCCACTATCAGGTTAGCCACTGTCTCGGCTTGGTGATGGTGGATGAACTTCATAGCGTTGATGTAGGGGACCAGTTGCTTTGCCTGTGTAGCAGACAGCAGCATCGCATCAGACATCGGCATCTCGAAGCCATCTTCCATCTTCTGCACGAACGGGCGCAGGCGCATGTCCTGCGAACTGTTGCGCGTGAGGATGTTGTGCAGCGACGTAGCCGTATCGACGTTGTGCTCCATCTCGCCCAAGAGCGTACGAAACACAGGCATGTTGCGCAGAATCTCCTTGGTCGTCTTCACCATGCCGTACTTAGCCATGGCGTTGGCGTACTCGGTCATCTGCCACAGACCCGACGATGCTAGGCCGACCATCTGCGTAGCGGCTTGCAGCTTGCGCATGCCGTCGCTCAGGGCCTCGCCCGTAGGCAGGCCGCGCAGCGAGTTGATGGTCTGGTCGAACAGGTTCGCAGCTTCCTTGCGGCCAGCTTCAGTCTCGATGCCGTGCAGGTACTCCGACCGCAGTTGCTGGATAGCCGTAGGCGTGCCCAGCCCCTTGCGCGAGAGCGCAGCGTTGCCAGCCGATGCATCCAGATAGTTCTCCAGATTGCGGGAGACGTTCGTGTCCAACAGGTCGATGATGCTCATCCGTTGACCATCCGGCAGCGTGCTGCTCGCCGTCGTGTCGATGGCAATGCGGTGCTTCAGTGCACCCTGCTTGCCGGCTTCATCCACAGCACCCGTAATTGCGTCCACAGCGGCCTGCACACGTGCGGCAGGTAGGTTGGCCTGCTCCAAGATGTTGCGAAGCTCCACGGTCCCATCCGTGCCCGTGCCGCGTGCGATTGCCGAGTCCTCGAAGTACCCCTTACGGCGGGCACGCTCGATGATGGCAGCGGCCACGTCCTGCGTGGTCTGAGCGGCCATGGTCGGGTTGGCGGAGGCAATGCCCTGTGCCACCATGTCCTTGACCTGCTGGCGTGCGGCCTTCTGCGTCAGGCCCCCGGCCATCAGCTTCTCCTCAATGCCCTCGATTGCCGTGATGCTCCAGCGGCGCGGCATGTAGCCGGCCATCTCCTGCACAGCGTCGGCACCAGTCGCACCGGCCGCCTTCAGTTCGCGCAGGGCGCTCTTGGTCGCGGCATCGTGCGCATCGGCCAGCTTCGTGATGTGCTCAGCCACGCTCGGGTCATGGTGTGGCAGGCCGTTGCGTACGGCGTTCTCACGGCGCAGCAGTTCGGCGTACACCTGACGCTCGACGCGGGCCTGTACCTCTGCCGCCTTGCGGGGCTGGGTGAGGCGCTGGAAGAGTCCGGCACCCTGCTCGGCCATCGTGTTCTTGAGCAAGTCCTCGTAGGTGTACTGGTGCGCGTACAGGTCGTTGCGGATGGCAACGCGCTGCGAGACAACAGAGTCGCCACGCATGTTCACCGGGTCATCGACCAGAGCGTCAGCGATGCGCTTGCCCTCGGTCCCGAGATTACTCATCGTCTTGTGCAGCGACCACGAGAGCTTGTTGCCGGTCTTCTCGGCCAGCGTCTCTTGCCGTTGGATCACGGTCTGCATCATCTGCTGGGCCGTGCCGCTCGGCGGTGCGAAGTTCAGGATGTCTCCCGTGTTCCGCATCTTGACATCGAGCTTCAGCTTCATCAGATCGTTCGACAGGCCAATAGCACTCGTGAGCGCGTTCTCTTGGCTAGGCGGAATGCCCAGCAGCTTGCGCACTACGTTGACCATGCGGGCCAGTGTGTTGGTGCTGCCCTGTGCTGGCATGCGAGCGAGCGTCTGTGCGAACTCGTTGTTGCCGCTGTACAGCCCCGCAACGAACTCGTACGGATCGCGTGCGAAGTACTTCGTGTTGCTGTCCGTCACACCCGTACGCTTGATGTACTCCAGCACATCTTGGCGGATGTTCTCCAACTGCGAAGCGATGCGACCATGGGCCGATCCCGGATTCTCAATGCCGTATTGCAGCTTGTGCACGGTCAGACCGTGGACGGCCTCGTGCACGGCAATGAATGGGCTCTCGGTGTCGGCAGCGTGCATGTGCATCGTGTGCGTGCCGCTGTTGTAGAACGAACGCTTCCCAGCGAGTTCCGACTCGAACACCGGCAGCTTACCAAGCAGTTCACCTTGCTCATCCATCAGCGTGCGGACCATCGGCCCGTACGTAGTGTCGTTGACGTGCTTGCTCAGGTACGAGTATGCGTCGCCTACTTGGTGGTCCGGCAGCACGCCCTGCTCTTTCAGCATCGACAGGCCGCGCGGGTTGTTCGTCATCAGCGGCGTGTCTGCCACGTCCTGCACCTCATTCACAATGCGCTTCTCCACGCCCATCTCGGTGCCCTTCAGCTTGTTCACAGCTTGGGCCAACTCGTCGCTGGGCCACGCGGGGTCGCGCGGTACAAACTTGCCGGCGCGGTAGAACGCGGCACCTGCTGCGCCGTTCACCAGCGCGTTAAAGATAACCTCGTTGTCCGATACCGGAGCAACGTCTTGTGTCATCTTGCCAACCTCGTACGTTGCACCAGCGGCCGAGGCGAACGTAGCAAGGCGCTGTGCCTTGATGCCCGCACCGACTGCACTGAATGCACGGCCGACGCCCAGCGATGCGAGGTCGATCCCGAAGTACACCGGGTCGGCCATGCCTACGATGGTTGACAGGATCGGATGGTCGCCCATCTGCTGATACAGCTTGCGCTGATCTGTCACCGCGTTCAGCCGGTACTCGTACTCGGCCTCGCTACGGGAGCGTGCGAGGAAGCGATGCTCATCCGTGCTCAGCATCATGGGTGCGTGGTTGATGTACGGCTTCGGGTCGAACTCAAAGTCCACCGCGAAGTCCGGCACCGTCAACGACTCGAATGCTCGCGTCGTCGTCCACGTCTTTGCTGCTGCACGCACAGACTCACCAGCGGTGGCGATTGGTCGTGCGTTCTGTTCGATCTGTTGCTGACCAACTGCGGCGGACATGGTGTCCTTGCCTAGTTGGTCCTGCTGGACACCCTCGGGGGCCGAGTACGGCGGGGCCGTACCCGGATCGGCAGGCCCACGCGGAACAAACTCAGGCACCGGGGTGTCGGGTACTGCCGGACCCCCATAGATGCGCGGGTCTGTAATCAGAGTGGGTTCTGCCATTGTTAGCTCCTTGATAGTTGAATAGCTTGCCGGGTCAGTTGCTCGTACGACTTACGGCGAGCGTCATGAGCCATGCGATACGGCGTGGTCTGTTGCAGTGCTGCGAGTGCAGCGTCTACGTCGCGGTTCTTCATCGCGGAGATGAAGTCCTTGGCCGGTTGGTTCACGTTGGCGAAGTTATCGCCGCCTTGGTAGGCCATCTCGGCGTACAGCTTGAACGCTGCCGAGTTGTTCATCTGCGTCTCACGCTGCGTCATCACGCCCGTCCGTGCCGCGATGTTACTGGCGCGCATGAACGAATCGCTGATCGCTGCATCGGGCACCTTGCCGTCAGGGCCGGGTTGCGGGAATGCCGGGTTGTGGCTCGACACACCGACGCCCACGGTCTGCACACGCTTGCCGTCAACGATCTTGCCGGAGGCATCGTCGTATGGTGTGTTGCGCACGCCCTCGTGCTTGGCTAGGTTCTCGCGGAACTCCACCATTGCGAGGTTGCCCACGCCCACGGTGTTGTTGCCGTTGAAAGTGACCGCCGAGCCGTCCGGACCCTTGACCGTCACGCCGCGCCCGTCCGTGCGTTGGAAGCCGTCTGCGATCTTGTCCTGACGATCCTGCACTGCCTGTGCGATGGACTTCGGATCGAACGTGCCGCCAGCATTCACCAGCGAGCCATCCTTGCCAAACTCCTGCCACTGAATCTGAGCTTGGCCGTTCGCCTTGTAGACGATGCGGTTGTCCTTGCCCGGCTTGTGCAGATCGTTCAACGTGGCCGCAATCGTGTCAGGCGACACGCTGCGCGGCACGCCGAAGAAGTCCTGCGAGGACACACCACTCGGCAGACGTGGAAGCACCAGAGGGCCGCCGTTCAGGTCGATGGTGCGCTCGGCCACCTTAGCCAACGCTAGAGACTTGCGTGCGTCGTCGGACATGTACGGGTTGCTGCGCGAGATGTAGTTCAGTTCCTCCATCATTGCTGCCTTGGACTGACCCAGCGCTTCTGCTACGCGCTCCTCGTTCTCGAACCACATACGCCCCGTCGTAATCTTGTCCTTGTTGACGGCATCGTTTGAGCGCAGGAAGTCCGGCACGTACGACTTCAGCGTGCCCCACAGGCCGCGAGGCTCAATCTCTGCGATTGCCTTGCGGTCGGCAGTGACGTGGCTGACGGCTAGTGCGTTCTTCTCGCCCTCAGTGAGTTGCGATGTCTTAGCCACGGCATCGGCTGCGTTGGCTGCTGCCACCAGCGGTGCCTGCCCCTTCTGCAAGCCCTCACGGAACATCATGATCTTGGTGCGCTCCTCGTCTCCGAATGCAGACAGGTACGCAGACATGGCCCCGGCGTTGCCCTTCACTTGCGCGTTATCGATCTGCTTGAGCACCGTGTTCAGCGACTCAAGCTGGCCCGGGTCCATCTTGTCGCCCATGCCGATCTGCGAGACGGCGGAGCGGGTCAGGCTACCAACGGCCTTGAACGCGGTCTGCTGCCCCGTCGTAACGCCGATGTTCAGAAGGTTGCCCACCGTGTTCTGGATAGGCACACCGTTGCGAGCCTGCATCTGCACGTACGCCTCAAGGCCCTTGGACTCGTCCTTGCCCATGCTGAACATCTTGTTCACATCACCGGCCGCGTACGCCTCAGCAAGGCCGATAGCACCCATCTTCTTCTCGTTGCCGTTGGCCCACGCCTTGTTCAAGCTCGTGATGTCGCTGGCTGAGACCGCGCCGATCTGCACGCCCTTCTGCACGAACGCGTTGAACTCGTTGTACGGGAGTGCTGGCACGTTCGGATCGTCGAAGGCTGCTTCCATCAGGCCACGCTGCGACTGGTAGTCTGCGAGGCGCATCGCCTTGGTGTCGTCGAGGGACTGGTTGTACTTCTTCTGCAATTTCACCTGATCGTCGAACGGCAGACGCGAGAGCATCGTACCCTGCCCGTTCGGCAGCGGCGTGGACTTCATGCGCTCGTACAGCACTTGATGGTTACGCGATAGCGCAGCCTCGCCTGCCTCCGTCGTCATCTTGATGCGCATGTCTTCTGGCAGGTTCGGGTTCGACCAGATGTTGTTGTACAGGCCAGCGAATGCGTTGTCGGCCGCCGTGAGGTACGAGGCTGGGTCCGTCTTTGCAGCATCCATTGCATCGTAGCGAACCGACAGGTCAGTCTGCACCGACTTGCCGATCTGATCGACCACGAACTTCTGGTGCTCCATCGCGTGCTTGGTGATGGCTGCACGGTCGCTCACGAGTTGCTGCTGCATGAAGCCCTTGCGAGCCTCCAGCGACATACCCTCCAGCGACGGCATCAGGCTCTGGCGACGCTGTGCCAAGTACGCGGCGAACTGCTCGGGCGATTGCTCGCGCAGTCGGATCATGTCCTTCGATGTCTGTGCCTCGGCGTCGGCCAGTGCCAAGCGGCCACGCGTGTCGCGGTAGCCGGCCGTGGCCCAGTCCTTCGTAAAGATGTTGGAGTCCACAGACTCCTGTGCTAACCCCGCGCCGGCAGCGGCCTGTCCGGCCAAGTATGCCTCCTCGCGGGATTGGTTCAGCTTGTTCATCCCGATCTGCTGAACGGGCTTGAGTAGCGCACCGATGAACTGGTCCGATACGGTGGGCACAAGCGGCGCGGAGTTGGCTGGGCCTGTGCGGAACTTATCAACGTCGGGCTGCTTGAACGGCACAGCGTTCGGCGCTGCGCCTGCGTCGGGCGTTGCCCCGAAGTTGACATCTTGCGCGTCACGCATGACTGCCATTTAAACCTCCTATTTGAATGTGCCCATTGCAGAGCTACCGGATGTGAAGATGCCTGAGCCACCCACGGATGGCACGAACGACTGGAAGCCGCCAACCGACCCGCTGACACCGCCACTCATCACGCCGCTATACTGGGTGAGGGCGTTGCCTCCGCTAGTGCCTGACAGGCCGCCCAAGCTCATTGAGCCACCTGCGTAGGCAGACAGGGCCGTGCCAGCGCCTGCGGCAAGGCCAGCAGTCCACGGGTTCTCTTCGATAGGCGCAGACTGCTGAGCCTGCACAGCGTGCCGCAGCGAGTCCTTGCCCTGCATGACGGTCTGCTCGATAGCGAGGGCTGCGTTCTGCATCGTCTCCTTGAACGTGTTGTCAAGGTTCAGCAGCGCGTCGTCCTGCTTCTTGCGTATGTTGTCAGCGGCTGCGTCCACAGACGACCCGACCGTGCCCGAGGCAGCGGCGTTGGCTTGGGTTGCCCCAAGTGCGCTCATGCCCTTCACACCAATGTCGTAGCCCTGCTCTGCAAGCTGCCGCTTCTGTCGATTCGTCTGTAGCTGCTGGATGCCCACGCGGTACGCGGTGCGAATCGTGTTAGCCACGTTGGCCTCCATGATTGCATCGTTCTGCGCGTTGGTCTGCTTCAGGCTATCGACGTAGTTGTTGTTTGCTTGCTCGTTGCGCTTGTTGGCCGACATCGCACCAGCAACGGTAGTAATGGCGACCCCAGCGACAATGCCCCAACTCATGATCCCTCCTCCGCCCTCCCGCTCAATTGCAGTTGGACGTTGTTGCTGCCGCCGATCAGCCTGTCCGACGTGGTGTCGGTCAGCAGTTCGCACAGCTTGTCTAGGTCCGTCTCATCAGTCGGATGAATCGTTGTGATGATGGCCTCAGTGACGGCGAAGCATGCGCGCTTCGCCCCGGCTTTCGACAGGAACGTGGCTGGTGCGTGCACCTCCACTGTCCCGTCGTCTGTTGTGATGTGGACGTGCCCCTGCACGAGAATCGACAGGTGCTCCGTCTTGTGGCGCGCACCGACAGCGACGACCCCGGCTGGGATCGTCATCTCTCGGCAGTACACGCCCGGAGCGAAGTAGTTCCGAACACGACACTCCACCTGCGGCAGCTTCGCCACCGCGTCTTGCAACCGCAACACCTGCTCGTCGCGTGACGTGAGCGTGCTCGGTACTTCCATGATTACCTCCGGCGTAGCTTCTGGTTGTACCGGCAGACGTACTCAAGACTCACGATGTTCATCTCACCCAGTCCATCAGTGAACAGAACCAACGTGGTAGTCTCGGCCGCCGTTCGGCACGGAATCAATGCGATGCTCTCGCTGGATACGCGAGGGCGTTCAAGGTCAAGCTCTGCGCTGCCCCAGTACAGGGTTGCGACAGTCTGGTCCTGATCGGGATCGTCCGATGCGGTGTCCTGCACCACTGCCTCGTACTCATACGAGTTCGCAGTGCCCACCATGTACCGCAGCAGCGTCAGTCGGTTGGAACTGATCACCACGCCGTTCTGATCCTTCACCATGACGGTGGTCGGGCTGAACGACGAACGGTACGGGATGCCCATCGACGCGGGGCCGCTCTCAAAGGATGGCACGGTTACGACGGAGTTTGTCCCGCGCGACTCGATACCGATTTCCTCGCCCATCAACTCCAGCGCCACGTCTGCCAGCTTCACGCGGGCCGCAGCGGTGGGGTCGAACGTGAGCAGGTCGGCATACACAGGCGCGACGTTGCCGGCCACCGTGACCGTCTTGTAGAGGTCTAGGAAAGGCCGGCGTTCGATCTGCGCTGTCAGCGTACCGATTCGCGGGTCGATGGTTGCGACGATCATCCCTGCCGCGTTGTAGAACAGCAGGTTGATGTCGCTGCCAGTGAAGAACGCGTCGGCCACTGGGTACGGGAACGTCCAGCGATGCCACGCCTGCTGAACCTTCTGGTCGCCCTGCCACAGGTACTCGTGCACGATTACGCTGTACGGGTCATTCGTCTGCCCGAACACTGCAATGTTTGCCACCGAGGACGACACTGCGAAGCGACAGCGGCCGGCCAGATACTTCGGCAGATGCGCGGTCACATCCGTGGAGGTGTACTGCGCGTCAGTGTACTGCGACGGGACCATCTCCAGCACGCCGAAGAAGTCCGAGGAGCGCGGCGCAGGGTAAGCCAGCGTGCGGCCCAGTGGGATCGGTGGCGCGGTCATGTCGCCCTCGAACGTAGAGGTCACGACCACCGTTGCATTGCTTGGCGTGAGCACGATGTTTCCACCCGGGATCAGCGCTTGGTACTTCTCGCTGAACAGGATCAAGTCCTTCTGGAACGGGATGGCATACTGGTACGCGGCGGAGCTATTGGCCGACGATCCGATGTCAATCGTGTCGTTCGGTTGCAGGGCCTCCATGGTGGACCGGAAGAACCGCTTGCTGTTGTTGCTCGCACTCAGGCACACACGGTTGCCCGCGAGCACGACAAGGCGGCCTTGGTACGATCCGATGCCTGTGATGCCGCGTGTCAGGAATGACGGGTTCGGGTTGCTAGTCGAGTCGCCAGCAAAGCTGCCCTCATACGCGCCCATGTCCACGGTCCACGTCGTGCCGTTGTAGCTGATCTGCGCGGGCATGTTCAGAATCTCGCCCGGCGAGTCGTACGCTGCCGACTCCAGCCACGCCTGCTTGTACCCGTCATACATGTAGTACGTACCCGCACGCAGCGAGCCCACCTGACAGATGAAGTGGTGGCCGACAACCGGCAGGCGTGCGGGCAGGTCAGTGACGGTCTGCACGTATGCACCATTAGACACGCCAATGTACTGTGAGGACATCGGAGTCTGGACCGATGCACCGGTCGGAGTGCTGCCGCTGTTCCACACGAACACGTACGCACCGTCTGCCGTGGCGTTCCACCCGTACGGCACCAAGCGCGTAGCAATCTGCTGCGCGATGTACGCGGGCGAGGAGTGGTACGCTGCGTCGGGGTCTGCGCCGTCGTTCTTAGGCGTCTGATAGCCTACGGCCGTCTGCAACGCGCCGTTGCGGTACATGTTGATCGTGTAGATCGTATCGAACGCACCCTGCTTGACGTAGAAGAAACCGGCCACGCCGGGTTGCCACGCGTTCGCCTTCATCCCTGCCGACTGGCCGGCTGTCGGCTTGATGGCTGTGTTTGCGATGACGAACTGATCGCCCACCGTGGTGGCGCGGATCGAAGTGCGGTCGGCCGCAACGAGGTACGGCCACACCGACAGGGACTGGAGGAAGTTCCAATCCTGATCGTAGATGCGCACCACACCATTGCCTGTGTTCAGCACGAGGCGGACCTGCCGGCCACCGATGTCTGTACTCCACCCGACGATCTTGTTCAGGGTGGAAGTCGGCAACGGGTCGTAGCGCTTGAACTCAGCGCCGGGGCGACGGCGCAGACCTGTGACCACATCGGACAGCATGTTGTCCTGCGCAGTCACTTGACCGTCTAGGCGCTCCCGGGCGATCTGCTGTGATACGCCCTGAAGCTGAGACTTCATACTGCCTTCAAATGCAGCCATGGTTTAACCTCGCATTGCTCGGCGCAGGTTCTGATACCGGCGCGATTGCTTGATGGAATACTTGCGTTGGCGCAGGTGCTCCTGCTCCATTGCCGCCTGTGCGGCGCGGGCGTACTGCATCCACTGCTGTACGATCTGCTCCAAGCCGATGTCGGTCGAGTAGCACGTCACGAGGGAGGAGTACAGCACGACTTGGGCCGCGCTCTCTGGCAAATCCTCGAAGCCCAGCCGCTGACGCAGCGTGCCCGTAATCTTGCCGTCGAACTTGTAGCTGCGGTTCGTCGGGTTGTAGAACATCTCGCCGCGCTGCACGGCTGGCGTGGACTCGGCGTTGGTCACGAACGACAGGGTGTCGTCCGGCACGTCGATCTGCCCCTCGCTGTTCGGGAATAGGTCAACGTTGAAGTACGTATTGAACCACCAACCGGCCATCAGAATCTGCCCGATGTCCATGTCGATCTGCGGCAGGATCACGCCGAGGGTGGGGTTGCGACTCTCCAGAGAGGTCACGGGCCGCTCGCCCAGCTTTGGCAGGATGGCATTAACCGCTGTGAGGAGTTGCATCCGATTCTCCAATGTAAAAAGGGCCGCACCCCGAAGGATGCGGCCCGTGCTCGGATTAGTCCGAGAAGATGACGCCCACTGCGTCCGGACGGCGTTGGCCGACCGTGTACATCTGGTAGGAGTCGAGGAACGACTGGAACTCCTTCGGGTAGTCCCACACCTTGACCGTCATCGGCTGAGCTTCCACCGTGACAAGTGCCTTCTGCGGGAAGAACACGATCAGCAGTGCCTTGGCCTCAGCAGCCGACACGTCGAACGCTGCGCCCAGCGGGTGCGACACACCAGCGGTCGGGAAGATCGGTGCTTCCACGATGCGCACGCCGTTCAGCACAGCGATGCGGCGGGCCGAGTAGTCGTTGCCGGCCGACGAACCTTGGAAGTCCACGTTCATCAGCTTCTTGTGCTCCAGCAGCACGTTGAACGCGTCCGGGTGGATCAGCGTAACGGTCTGAGCTAAGCCTTGGCCGAGGCGGCGCTTCACGAACTCCGTGAGCACGGCCTTGTGCTCTTGGACGATGATGTCAGCGGCCTGCTCGAAACCGGTCAGGTCACGCGACGGGTCCACGACGTTCGAGCCAGCGGCCAGCGCGGCTTGGTAGCCGGTCATGACGGCCTTGATGCCCGGGTGGAACGCACCGGCCAGCGAGTCGGGCGGCGTGAAGTTGGCGCACTTGATCAGTTGAATCACGTGTGCTTCGTCGAACGAGATGGCGTGTGCCGAGGCGTGCTCAGCGCTGTACTCGGCCTTGAAGTCCGGCGCGGTCCAGTCGTCTTGGTAGTCGAACGGCGTGCGGATGTACGCAACCGTGTCCACCGTCACGATGAACTTCTCGTTAGCGATGCGCTGATCGGACAGCGTTTCGCCGGAGCGTCGGCCCTTCACGGTCGCGGTGCCGATGCGGTCGCCGCGCCACGAGTTGGTCTGGTTCTGCACCGACTTGTAGTTGGTCAGGCCCGAGGCACGGAACAGCGACTCTGCACGGAACGAACCCTCGATGTCGCCTTCGTATGCTTCGATGTGGACATCCGCGTCAGCCGCAGTACCTGCCCACCAAGTGCGAGTCAGTTGACCCTTGTTTGCAACATCAGTCATGCTTAATTTCCTTGTGGAAGTTGTGAGTAGGCGGTGTTACCCGCCTGACGGATCAGAGACCTTGGTTCTTGCCGATCTGGCGACGTGCATCCAGTTCACGTGCTCGGTCGTTGTAGTCCCGCGCATTACGGTCCAACTTGGCACGTGCTTCGATGTACTGCTGTTTCGACAGGCCCGTGGCCTCGCCTACCGACCCGCCGTTTCCACGGACGTGCCCTTGGGGTTCGACAACGACATGGCCGTTGTCTTTGACGAACTTCAGCACGTCGGCCGTAGCCTGCTGAATTTTCGCCTTGTCGCCAGAGTTCATCGCCGCTGCGACGAACTGCTTGGCATAACCGGGAGCGTGCTTGTTGAAAGCCGCAACCGCTTGACTCCACGCCTGCTCACCACCAGCTTGGTCGTAGACCGATTTGGTGACAGTGGCAATGGTGTCGGTGACATGCTTGACCAGACCCTCAGCCGTAGCAATGAGGTGGTCGGCCTTGTCGCCGCCCTTCTCCTTCAGGTACGCACGGTCGATCCGCGTGAGGTCGCCGTGGTCCAGCGCATTGCCGATTGCACGTGTCATGTCCACGTCCGGCGCTGCCAACTCGAACAGCTTCATCGTTGACATGAGGTACGGGTCCGACGCGGCGGCGCTCGTGAGCGCTTGCAGCGATTCGGATGCACCCAGTGTCGCGGATGCGGGCGGCTCTACCTTGGCAGGCGGAGCGACCGGTTTCTCAGGCTCGGCGGCCGGCGTGGTCTTGCCGTCCTGCGCTGCCTTCCATGCCTTGAACTGCTCGAACAGTGCCGCGTCGTCGGCCGGTGCTGCGGGAGCAGCCGGCGCGGCCGGTGTAAAGCCCGGTGTCTGCGCACCGCTCGGCGGGACTGCTGGCAAGCCGCCCGGTTGGCCCGGGGGATTGCCGCCATGATCTTGACCACGGCTGTGCGACACTACGCCCTCGGCGTCAGCCGGGACTGCGTTGTTCGGATTGAAGCCCGGGGGAATTGCCACGTGTTCGGCCATGCGTTCTCCTTATGCGTTTGACCCCGGCAGGTTCTGGATTGCCTGCACGGTTTGGAGGTTGTTTGCTGCGTTGTTGGCTTGATCCAGCGTGTTCTGCGCTTGAATCTCACCCTTAGCTGCGTTGTCGATCTGCTCCTGCTCGGTCTTAGACCGGTGGAAGCGTGAGGTGTCAACGGACTGCCCGGCGTAGATCACGTCCATCAGCTTGTTTGGGTCGATGCGCTTGTCCAGTTGGAGAAGCGGCGGAACCACGCCGGCAGCGTCTTGCGATGCCTGCAACAGGTTCTGCACCTCGATACCCCGACTCAGCGCAGGAATTCCCGCGATGATGTTCAGTTGGATGTCGCCAGTGATGATGCCCTCAAGGATGCCCGGCTCAATCTCCGTGAGGAGCAAGTGGGCCAGCGGGACTTGGAACGACTCGGCCAGCGCGGAGTACTGCCCGCCCAGTGCCGTGTTCGCTTCCTGTGCCTGCTGCCGAAGCTCATACGCCGTGACGCGCTCTGCGTCTCGGGTGTTCGCTTGGTACATGAAGGCTCGGGCGAGGTTGTTGAAGTGGGCCTGAATCTCAGCACGCATGGCTTCGATCTTTGGGCCGTCTCCAGCTTCCTGCACCTGAATGCCGCCGTTGGTGCCCTGCACGTAGTCGCCAGTCTCCGCCGCGTTCAGGTCTTCCACGTTGTTGCCGGAACCCGGCGCAACGAGGTTGATGAACTTCATGGCGGCGATGCCGTACAGCGCGAGCGCTTCCGACTTGTCCGACATGCTGGCAAAGCCGCCAGCGTAGTCCTCGACCAGCCCACGGCCGTAGTGCTCACCCGCTACGAGGGACCAAGTGGGTGCTTGCCACGGGCACAGGTGCTCGGGGTACACGCCATCGGTGCCAATGCGGATGTTCTCAATCTCTTGCGAGACGCGGAAGTTGCACTTACCGTTGGGCAGTTCCTCCCGCTGGATGCGGGTGAAGACCGGGATGTTGATGTCGTACTCGGCGTTGCGGTACTTGTCCGGGTAGCGCGACACGAGGATCGCACGAATCTCGCGGGACAGGCCGGCGAACGACTCGTACTCCCTAACCAGAAGGTCAGCCAACTCACCTTGCCCCGTACGCCGAATTGCGAAATTCTGGAGTCCGTAGCAGATGGTGCGCTTCTTCTTCTTGTCGCGGTAGACCACGACGTTGCCGGTCACGATCAGGTGAGCGACGGCCATCGTCAGTTGATGGTAGCTCGCGTTCAGGAAGACCTGTTGCGATGCGTTCATCTCGTGCTGGGCCAGCGCGGCCTGCACCTCTGAGTCGAGCACGCCCTTCTGCTGAATGCGCGCCTGCAACTCCTTTGACATGTCGATGCCGAAGAACGGGCGGTTAGCCGGGAGCAGCAACGAGGTCAGCTTGGCGGACAGGTTGTTCACCAGCAGTGCGCCCAACTCCTGATAGTCGCGCTCGATAAGCTCGGTGGTCCCGGCTACAGCGGCGGACGCCTGAGCGACGCCGGCACGCGGCATCAACTTCGGCAGAGTCCAGTGGGCGTAGTCCTTGGACTTCAGCAGGACGTTGTGGTCCTGATACTTCTCGAACAGTGAACGGTAGGAGGGTGCACTCATGCTGCCTCCTTAGACGTTGATGCCGAGAGCGGTAGACAGGCCGCCGACCACACGCTTGCGGCGTGCGTCGTCTTGTGCCTGCGTAACGATGTCTGCTGTGCCGCCTGCGACGATCTGTGCGCGGTTCTCCTGCGACAGGTCTTTCGCGGCGTTCTGATTGATCGAGTCGAGTTGAGCCTGCTGCGCAGCGCGCTGCTTCTCCAACTCTGCTTGCTTGGCCTCGGCCTCGCGCTGGGCTGCTCCGACATCACCGCCGCCAGAGTCACCACGCGAGCCAAAGATCAAATCCCCTACGGGATCGTAGAGACGTTTCAAGGCCCCCATTTAAACCTCCAGAATGTACGCTTCGTTGAGAACCCGGAAGCCCTCCCGCTCGTACATGCGTCGAAGTCCGGGGCGCATTACGCCGTTACCGCATACGATGCGAGTGCACTGCCTCTGCTTCGCCAAGCTCCGCATGCCACGCACAACCCGAGAGAAGTCGGTAGGCGTGTTGGTCGGCAGGCGGATGAGCAGTTGCTCGAACAGGTGAAGCTCGTCGCTACACCATGTCGGCCCCACGTCGTACAGGAGCAGGTAGCACTCGTCCATGATCACGGCCGGTACTTTCCCGGACAGCACGTTGCGTACTGCCACGTAGAAGCCCTTGGGCGTCCACTGCGGGTTCTTCATCCGGCGCAGATCATGGTCATGCTCCATCATGGCGGTGGACACTAGCGCGTGCTGCGCCGGTGTCCACAAGCCAAGCTCTGTAACGCTGATCACTTCGCCACCTTGCTGCGGATGTAATTGATCACTTGCCGCTGGCCTACGGTGGCACGGAGTTTGGCGTCCGTTGCGCCCACGTCCACACACTCGGGGAAGCACCGCTCCAAGTCAGCGAGTTGTTGTGGGGTGAATTTGACTTCCCGGGTCGCGTAGGTCGCGTCTCCCGGAACGGGGATGAGTTCAGTCATGCTGTTCTCCGAAAGGTGTGCTTCTAAACGCAAAGAAGCCCGGCCAGCGCGAGGCATGGACCGGGCAACGTGGTTTCCCCAATGGGTGGTCATCTATTACTTATTGGGATTCATTGGTTATCCTCCTGTAATAACTGGTGTAGAACTGGGCTACATGTCTTGCTCGCGTGCATCGACTCGTTCCTCATCTCGCCGCTCGCGCTTAGTAGGGTTATACCTACAGGTGGCTCTCTAACAGAAGAAGAACTCGCTACTCTTCACTTTCTGTAGATCAAGGCTACCTTTCTTCGGAGGTTCACCAGTACCACCTACCTCCCAAAGGAAGTCCAACAAGACATCGTTGTTCTCATACATCTTGACAAACTCGTCACGCAGAACACTGTGTAGAGTGTCCACATCGCAGGGATGGGTACCGTACGAGTCATGGATACCGACGAACTCCAAACCGCGCCGCTTCATCTCCAGTGCTGTGAACGTCAGATGGCTTGCATCCAGTGCATGGACAAAGTTAGGTGCGATGGCATTCTGCATCTTGCCCGGATTCGTGTCGTCCAGCTTCTCGAAGAACATGATGCGCGACACGCCGCAGGCGTTGATCTTGACACGTACCTCGTCCACCTGCTGGTAGTCGTGTTGCACCTTGAACCCCGTAGGCGCTGTCCATTCCATGCGACTACCCTTGGGTGTAGTGCGACACACCTCGCGCAGCCAGCGCATCGCGGATGCCGCTGCCGGAACCGTTGCTTCGATACCCGAGAACAGCGCCTTGGCACCGTACGCTGCGATGTCGCAGTTGCGCTCGCCCTTCTCCGCGCTGTTGTCCTGCCGCGCCGAGAGCGCAACCTGCTCCAGATACTCCGACGTGCCGCGCAGGGTTGCCCCGTATACGTACGTCATAACGGGCTTCTTCGCATCGCTGCGGCTGATCCCCACTTCGCGCCAGAAGTCGCGGGCCGTGCTCTGCTCGTCGGCGGCCATGGCCTCTACGGCGTTGCCTGCCACGCGGCGGTAGATGTCCTGCTTCTCCGTGCCGCCTGCGTCGAACAGGTTGACGTACTGGCCGCCCACTGGGTCGCGCAGCATGGCCGAGAAGTGCTGGAGGCCGGAGCAGGTCGCATCCATGTGGACCGGGATGCCCGTCTCGTACAGTTCCGGGTGCCGGCACTGGAGGGCCGCCCGAAGCTCCCACGCGGCTGCATACGCGCACCACGGGGCATCGGTGCCCCACACCTCCACGTTGTCCTCCGGGGCGTCCAGAGCGGCCTCCAGACGCTTCCAGATCGATTCCGTGTAGGCGGCCCGCTCAGTCATGCGCACCTTGTCGTAGCCCAAGCTGTTGGCGATGTGCACCTTCAGCCAGAACAGACCACGCTGCCCCAGCGGCTTGCGCTTGGCGAAGTGCAGCATTGCCTTGGCGATGTCGCTGCCCTGTGGGTTCGGCGTGCCGTTGTAATACCAGCGGCCCCGGGTGTCGAACATCACGGGGAACCAGATCGGGCCGGTAGCGCGGCGGGCCATCTTCATGAACCCGGCAATCTCCTGCGTGTGCCCACGCCACGACTTGAGCGACGTGTAGTACTCAGTAGCGGACAGCTTCCATGCCTTGAACCCGGCAAGCTCCTCCTCGGTGGCCGTGGCCTTCTCCCACGTCTCAGGGAACGGGAACGGCGGCTTCTGCGGCATCTCCCGCGTCGGCACGCCCATGCTCCCACCACCTGCCTGCCACATCCGCTGAATCGCCTCCAGCGTCGGCTGGTGCACGGTGTAGGCAATCGACTGGAGGTAGTTGGCGCACTCGAATACGGTCGGCATCTTCTCGGCCGTGAACTCCTGGCGGATGCGGGCGCGCTCCTTGCGGCGGACCTTGTAAAGCTGCATCAGCGGGAACGCCTGCTTACGACGCACCGACATGTAGCCGCCGTCGTTCAGGTTCGTCCATGGCTGAGGCTCGCACATCATCGCACCCGATCCACGGTCCACGATGTTGTACACGTCCTTGGCCTCGTAGTCGAGCAGGTACTGAGCAACCTCTTCGTCCAGCACGTACAGGGACATGCGGGTCGTGTCGTTGTCGATCTTGCGGATCAGGCCAGCTTGCCAGCAGGCATCCACACCGAACTTGCCGATCTGGCTGCACTCGCTGTCGCTGAGTTGCGAGTCAAGCTCCCCCTTCATCACGCGGTCGTACGCCACGTTGTACAGGCGGCGCAGGTGGTCCACGTTCTTCGAGGCGTTATGCTTGACCTGCTCGTGAATGCGATCCATGTACATCGGATTGACTTCCTCCGCTTCCATGATGCGCACCTCAGTCTCATACAGCCGGCCAACGCTGGAGGTCAGGCGCTGCGCCGTCACGGCCGTCAGCTTGCCTGAGAACTTCGTCGTGCACAGGTGGATGCACTCGCGGATGGCGATTAGCGCAGCCTTGTCCGGGCCGAGCCTGCGCATCCACGCCTTGTACGCCCCGCCAGTGCCACGCGTCTTAACGTCGCTAGCCTCTGCGATCAAGATGCGAACTTGGTCGAACATCGCCCCGGTCAGCTTCTGTGCTCGGGGTGCATCTGCGTCGCCTGACAGAGCAGACTCGCGCAGAGCGTTCAGTCGCTCCGTTGCAGCAGATGCGTCGCAGGAAAGCTCGTACTTGAGTTGCTCGTCAGGCGTCATTCAGATGTCAATCCCGTAAGACTTCACGATGTCCGCACGCAGGGCGCGGGATGCAGAGAGGTCGAACTCAGCGAGTTCGGTGAGGATGGTACGTGCTCGTTCGTGCTGGCCTGTTTCCATTGCTGCCAGTGCACCGCGACGGCATGCCGTCAGGGCTTGCTGCTTCTCTTCGATGTTCATGCGATTCCTTGAGTTGCTTCGTCAGATCGAACGCCTCACGAATCTTGCGGCGTGCGTCGTCCAGAATGACGTTCGGATAGTGGGCGAGGGAAAGGCGCTCCATTGGAATCGCCTCGCACATCGACCACCTCTGCTCGCCCAGCAGCGCCTCGCCTACGACGAGGTGGTTGCCGGTCTGGTGGCTTACATACTCGTGAAAGATCACGTCACTCATGCGACGTTCCCGAGCAGGTTCTCTCGGGACTCCTTGGTGATGATGGACTTACGGCCATGAGGCCAAGAGCCACAGCCGCCGCATAGATAGCGGCGATACCGCCCAAGTTGAGTTGTTCGCCAGCCCTTGGGCTTGAGGTCATGGGAACCGCAGTTAGGACAGGCGACAGATACAACAGCATCGGCTTGGTAGAGGTTGACGTTGGGGTGGCCCTTGATCCACGGCAGCAGGATGAGGTAAAGCTCCTCCGTGGCACGCACGTCCTGCTCGTTGTACTCCTGCATCTCCTGCTGGGCCAGCGGGTTGCGCAGCATGTACTGAATCCAAAGCTCGTTGCCGGGGAACCGGGCGTGCTTCAGCTTCTTGTACTTGGTGCACAGCTTGTCGGTCAGGTACTCCAGCTTGTTGCTCGTGAACCCGAAGTGACGGCGTGCCTCGCGCATCGTATCGACTTGTCGGTACGGCGACGGCGGGCGCATGCCGGCCATCGCAAAGCGTGCGTTGATCTTCTTGCTGTCGAACTTGATGCTGTTCTGACCCACAACGATGTCAGCCTCGTTCAGCAGATTCCAGATCAGCTTGAGCAGCGCCTTGTCGTCGCGCTGGTTGCGCTTGTGGAAGGTGTCCTTGTACATCACCCGGTCTTCGTGCAGCCACTTGGCGCTGTACGAGAGCACCGACCAGTCATCCTGAATCATGTTCAAGGGTACGTTCTGATCCCACAGACCCCAGACTCGCGCCAGCAATGGCGATGTCTCGATGTCGATGGTCAGAATCTTGGGGCCTACGTGTTTCGTCATCGAGTTTCCTTATGTTCGATTGTGGATGTACTGCGGGAACTTGCCGGCGATGTAGCGAGCACGGGTATCATCGACACCTGCCACGAACACGTTGGGCACTACCTCGGCAAAGTTCTGGATCGGTGTCGGGTAGTCAGGCACCGTGTTCACCGAAAGCTGCCCGAACTCGCCCACGCCGAGCCACGCCATGTTCAGCGTGCAGTCGAACGTGCGTACGACTTCTTCAGGCGAGTCGAAGTCGCAGGTGTAGATCAGGATGTCACACACCGCGCCGTTCGGTGCGCAGCCATGGATCACGCAGTCGAGGTCGTTGCGAATGTCTTCTCGCGTCGAGCACGTGTCGCCGTACGGTTCGAGAGCGTAGAAGCCTGCCTTCATCAGCTTCTCGATCAGTACCGTGGACGACTGATTCTCGTAGACCACGATGTCGTAGTCCTTCGGTTCGATGGCGTGCGCAATGTCGCGGGCACAGCCACCGGCCAGCACACCCGCGACGCCCGCCTTCTTGAGGTCTTCGATGATTTCCAACGCCTCGGCGGCGATGTCGGTCACGTCTCTCATTGCATCTCCTTGACAGCGGCACGGGCACGCTTATTGGCGCGGGCTTGACGTGCTGCGAGGTTGCGGCCCACTCGACGTTTCTCTGCCTTGTCCTCAGCGGAGACGTGCGTGGGGTACATGTAGCCTGTGCCCGGCAGGGCGTAGTACTCCAGCAGGCGAGCGAGTACGCGGCGGATGGCCGGGTACTTCATCGACTTGGCGATCCACGACCCAGCGGCGTTGGCGATCTTGCCCTCACCGCTGTTGCACGAGCGATGCAGGACGCCTCGAATCTCGCCTGTGTCGTGGTCGTGGTCGATCACGCCCTCTCGGGGCTTGGTCAGGTCGATCACCTCGCCGCACAGCGGACATAGGCCGCCCTGCTTCACCTTGAGGTGCCGCTCCTTCCACGCATTCATCTGCGCCCGAGATAGCTTACGTAGGGGTTTAGGAAGCCCCTCGCATTGGAGTGGCGGAGGCGCACTTCCTGCGACTCCAACGACAGGAATGTCGAGTGGTACTTGATCCAATCATTCACCTCTTCACGTGTCGAACCATGGGCGGGAGACGCAATCCGCGAGGAAGGCCCGGTTCGCTTCTGTCCAGTCCAGTTCATTGAAATACTTCCAGACGTTATCGTCGGGTGAGCGCAGCATCCAGAGGAGCCACGCTTCCGGCAGCGGGTTCTGGTCGATGGCGCGGTAAGCGTCGATGACCGCGTTGCAAACCTGCCCAATCTCCGTGAGGGGATGCAGCAGATCGAACGTGTTGACCGGGCCGCAGTCCTTGCCGTTCAGCTTGAGTAGGCCCTTGATGTTGTCCGCGCCGTCGCCCATCATCATCTGCGCCCAGAAGAACTTGAGCGAGCGGCCCAGCAGCTTCTTGCCGGATGCCATTTCCTTGATGTAGAGACTGCCGAACGGATCAGACGGCAGCACTGTGCCTGTCTCGATGTCGTAGTACGGGTACGGGGTCATCCGCAGGTCTTTGTCCTCGCTGCGGATGATGCCCATCTCGCCAAGCTCGTACGCCTTCATCATCATCGCATCGTCAGCCTCGACGACGGTCTGCATGTGGACGAACACACCGGGCGGTGGGTCTGCTTCATTGATTTCCTGCCGCAGGGCTTGCAGCAGGGGCGGCTTTGCGCTTGAGCTTCGCTGACCTTGATAGGGCTTCGCGGCCTTGACCTTGAACCGGCCCGCCTTGTAGCACTCCTCGTGCGTCAGATGCACTTCAACCGTCGTCGCCTCGGCCATGAACTGCGCTTCAAGGCATGCCATGTGGAATCGGCGGATGCCTGTTGGTAGCGTCTTCACGGTGGCGGCGGCCACATAAGCCGGGCCGTCGCCATCCATGATCAGAACCTTGCCGGACTGGGAGGTTGCATACTCGTCACCGAGTTCGTCAGCGCTCGTGTCTAGTCCGATGATCTTCATCGTCACCAAGGGATGTCGTCGCACCGAATGCACTTCATGTCCGGGTGGGACATGATGTACTCCAGCGTCAACGCGTCAATCCCTACCCTCAGCCCTGCACCACAGGCGCTGCAACAACCGGGGCCGTGACCGCCTGTGCTGCCACCACCGGGGCCGCTTGAGCCAAAGGGGCGGCCACCACTGCGGCCGGTGCTGCGACAACGGCAGGCGCTGCAACCGCAGCAGGAGCGGCCACAGCAGGCGCAGCGGTCACGGCCGGGGCTACGGTAGCCGGGACAGCGGGAGCGGCACCAGCGGGCTGTGCGCCAGCCGGGGCGGCCGGGGCGGCCACTGCGCCGGACTTCTGCGGCGTGCCCTTCGGGATCGGACGTTGGTTGGTCAGCAGCAGCGTCTCCAGCGCGGAACCGTGGAAGTCCACAGCCCCGGCGATCTTCTCCTGCAACCAGTTCTTCGACGTGCCGTCGTCGCGGTTGCCTTCGATGAAGAGGGCATCCCAGCCTTCCAGCGTCGGCGCGGCCCACGAGAATGCGAACAGCTTGGTTGCTTCCGGGCAGGCATACGCTTGCTTGGTCACAACGTCGATGCCGGCACGGATTTCACCGATCACGCTGCGCGGCTCGGCACCCGGCTTGGACTTCGGAACGTAGTCCTTCAGTTCCACGAGGTAGACCTCGTTGATCAGGCCGAAGAAGTTCTTCGCAAGGCCCTTGAAGTTCATGGCCTTGAACGTCTTGAGTGCCCACGCCTTCTCGCCACGGCTGCGGGCCTTGAACTGCGTCTCGATGAAGTATGGCGTGCCGTCGTCGTTCGTGTAGCCCGGGCTGAACAACTCGAAGCCGAGGCTGAACATCAGGGCAGGGTCTTTCGCCTTGCCCTGATACAGTTCGATGTGCTTGCCGATTTCGATCACGGAGGTCAGACGGGCAACGGCCCAGCCCTCAGCGAATCGCTTGCCGTAGTTGCCACCACCGGCAACCACCTCGTTCATGTCGTCGTCGCTATCGGCCAGTTGTGCTGCGAGTGCTGCGATTTGTGCTTGCGTTTGTGCGGTCATTCGGGTTCCTTGAGATTTGACGGTAAAGATTGCGAGTAGGGCTTAGACCAGCTTCGCGGGGTAGAGCTTGTTCAGGTGTTCGATCACGTCCTGTGCACGCTCGAATGCTGCGTTGTACGCTTCTTTGTAGCTGAGCTTCGGTGACACGCCGAGGCCACTGTTGCCAACCACTGGGCGGTTGTCGATCATCATGCCGCACGCCGCAGCGGTCAGCAGGATGCCCGCGCCGGCACGCACTGCGCCGAGATGGCTCACCAGTTCCACCGGGTCGAACTCCTCGCCTGCCACCCACTGGTCGATGTGCCGCTTCATCCCGGCCACATACGTCATGGCCTCCACAGGCGTCTGGATGAAGTTGTTCTCGCCGTACTTGCGGCGGCCGGCGTGTAGTGCTTGGGACTCAGCCAGCAGCGCGATACCGTGGACTAGGTGTACTGGCGGCTTCTTGTCACCGAATGCCTGCTTCGGGTTGGCAGGTGGCCTGTTGTCCAGCGCCCCGATGGGTGACAGCGGTTCACCGGCGAAGGGGTCGCAGACTAACTCGAACTTGTTGGCGAGTTGGTTATGCCCCGGATCGACATCCATGAACTCGACCAGCTTGAGGTACTTCCTGCCGTAGGTGCCCTCACCGTGGTACGAGTGGAACGTGTACACATTGCCCACGGTGAGTTTGTCCCAGCGCGGCTCGTCTCCCAAGTAGCGAATCTTGTCGCCGTGCTTGAATGCGTCCGTCATTGCACCATGCCCTTGTCGAACGTTGCGATCACCTTGTGCCCTTCCTTGCCGAGGGTGTACTCGCGCACCTCCACAAAGCGGCCCGGGTTGCGTTGGCTGTCCTGCGACGCAACGACCATGCAGTCGTTGCAGCGGCTGTAGATCGGGCGGCGACCCGAACGGATGACTTCGCCAGTTGCTCGGTTGTTTGCGGTGTATGCCTTCATGCTGCTTCCTTCCAGTGTTCTTTGGTATGCATGTTGGGGCCGTACTCGGCGGCGGCCGGGAACGGGACGTTCAGGTTGTAGCCGTACTTCTGGCTGAAGTACTGCGGCAGGGACTCCATGATCTGCTTGACGTACTTGCACACGATGTCGAGCACCGAATGGTGGACATCTAAGTAGATCGCGTCGTGCACCGTGTTGATGACCCACACACGGCCGCCGAAGAAGTCGTTCGCAATGAGCCAGCGGATCACGAGGCCGCTGATACCCTGCACAAAGAACCCGGACTCACCTTGAATCGGGTAGTTGCGCATCTGCGTCGGCTTGTACTGCATCACCTCCATGCGGATGCGGCGACCGCCTTCCCACGAGGTAATCATCTTCGGCCACTGGCGGAACTCATAGCACGTGCCGCCCGGCGATTGCCACACGCCACGGCCGTACACACGCCAGTCACCAGCGTCGCTCTGCTCGCGGAAGTTCTGCGTGCTGCGCTCCACGGTCGGGATGATCTGCTCGTCGTAGAACGCCTCGACGCCGGGGAACAGTTCCTTCTCATCCGCGATGAACTTCTCGGCTTCCTCGATAGGCATGCCGGTGCTGTACGAGATGCCTCGCGCCGTCGCACCATACTGGTACGCAAAGCTCGGCGGCTTAATCTCGGTACGCATCACGTGGTAGCGAGCGTGGTCCGGATGCGCTTCGTCCTTACACTTCTTCAGCACGTCCTCGTAGGCTTCCTTCAGCTTCTTCGAGAGACGCAGACAGTGCATGTCAGTGCCGTCGAGCAGCGCCTTGATGAGTGCCTTGTCCTGCGAGAACGCGGCCAGCGTCACGACTTCCAGCGCGGTGTAGTCAAGCTCCACGATGTAGCCGTTCTTCGCCCAGCGCCCCTCCTGCTGCGCTTGCAGAATCTCGGCCATGCACACGTCGAACAGCGTCTGGTCGATGTGCTTGTTCTCCAGCGCCCAGATCAACCACTTCGGTGAGTTGAACCGCGAGACGAAAATCTTCTTCACATCGGACGTATCACCACGTGGGATGTTCTGGAAGTTCGGCTTGTTGGAGGACAGCCGCGTCGTCACCGTGCTCGTCATGTTCAGCGAGTGGTGAACGATGTCGAGGTCGTCAAGGAATTGCAGCATGCCCGACTGCTTGGTCACGTTACCGTCGTCATCAAACTCCTGACGCAGGTAGTACGTGCCCATGTCCTTGTCCACCTTGTTGAACTCGTGCAAGTCCTTGATGATCTTCTGCACGTGCTCTGGGAACTCCTTGCGGGCCTTCAGGAAGTCGAGCGCGTCCTTGCCGCTGGAGATGACCAGCGACTCGTCGGCCAGCTTGCGCTTGCCTGTGTGCTCATCCAAGAAGTCTTCACGCACGGACTCGGGCAGCGCCTTCAGGTCGATCACGCCCTTGCACAGGTACGTGGTGTCTTCCCACACGCGCTTCTGGATCGACGTGTCTTCACGCGTCACCTTGATCAGGCCCTTGTTCTTGCCGCTCTTGTAGCGGGCGAACTGGAAGCCATGATCGAAGCCTGCCACCTCGGGTTCCTTGTAGACGATCTCGTCCCCGATCTGCACGGGCATCTGGCCCTGCTCGTTCAGGAACACAACCATCTCGACGGGCGAGGTCAGCGTCACCGCGTCGCCCTTCTCCCACACAGGCGACCCATCGTCGTTGAACTTGGGCACGCGGTGGCGGTACTTGATCGGGCCGCCGTACAGCCACGCCGACATGTGGAAGTCCGACGTTTCCTTAAAGATCACGTCAGCCGGGAACTCGCTGCGGTATGCTTGGAAGCCCAGCGACAGTTCCTTGAGGCGTGCCTCACCTGCGTCGCGCTGCTCGAAGGCCAGCTTGCGGTCCACCATCAGCCCGGAGTCCATAGCGAAGCACGCAAACAGCATGCCCTCCATGCGATCCAGTGCCATCTCCCACATGCCGCGTGCCTGAAGCTGACGCACCTGCTCGTAGAAAATGCGGCGCGTGTTTGCCACGTCGCCCTGCGTCGGGCTGATCAGGTACTCCAGCAACAGTGCTGGGTCGATCTGCGATGTGCGGAAGCCCTGCTCCCACAGCAGCTTAACGCCGTCCACCTTGTGCTCACCGCCGTATTCGGGCGCAATGTCGTTGAGACTCGGGTATGTCTCGCGCTGATTTGTGAGTAGGTAGTGTGCGTACGCCGTACAGAAGACGCGGCCGCCGCGCTTGAGGAACTTATGAAGCTCTTGCCGCTGTTGTGTCAGCGCCCAGTCCATTTCAAACGGAGCGTTGTGGGCAACCAGCATGGTCACGTCGTCAGGGATCGTGAGCCACGGTCGGCTTGCTGCTTCCTCCTTGCTCTCGTTGCGGAGGTATTCGATTGGCCCGTCATCGACAGCCCAACCATTGAGGACAACGTAGTTATCCGGGCAGCGCGGCGATGCCACCGCGCCGAACCACGGATGATTCTCCGTCTCCAAGTCGAAGAACATGATGCGAGACACTAGGACTCCTTGCCTCCGCCGAACTGTCGGCCGAGGATGTAGATGGTGTTCTGCGTGGTGGCTCGGCCGCCTTCCTTGAGGACGTGTTCCACGTCGCTGCGCAGTTCCGTCGTTGCGACGAAACGTCCGTCTTCAAGGTGGCCGTAGATGCGGTTATTCAGGTGCAGCCAATCGCGGAGGATGCAGGTACTCGGTACACCCTCGCTCACGTCGTCTCCTTGATGATCCAGATGTAGTTGCCGCCCTTCTCCTGCTGCTTTAGGTAGCACAGCAGCGCGCGGCGACGGCCGTCCGAGGAGTCCGGGAGACGCGGGCAGTGGGCCGTGTTGGCCTCGTACGCGCAGCCGACACAACTCTGCGTGGAGTTCTCGTCGTTCTTCTTCAGCCTAATCTTGGTCATGCCTTCTCCTCTCGAATGCGCTCGAAGCGCGGATGCCGGTAGCCACCTTGACGGTCACGCTCCATGTAGGAGAACGTCGCCCACTGGCCGATGAATTGATCCGGGTTCGCCTGCATCAGACGGCCGAGTTCGTGCGGGATGCCGCTTGCGTCTGCGCCGCTGCCGCCCGGCACGGTGATGGTGACGCTGCCGGCGCGGTCCAGAGGTACGCCCTCCAAGCTGTGCGCTTGGTTGATCGCTGTGATGATCCCGTCCTCGTCCTCCTCGGGCTTGACCTTGAGCCAACCGTTCGTGCGCTTGTCCAGTTCGTACAGGTGGCCGTAGTCCTTAACCATCAGCCCTTCAAAGCCGCGCTCACGGGCCGATGCAAACAGGCCCCACACCTGCTCCTCGTCCTTCACCTCGGCGCGCTCCGGGCGGATCATAGCCAGCCCGTAGTGGACGCCGATCTGTGCCACCGTGTCGAGATAGTGCATGCGGTCGCCAAATGGACGGTCGTCTTCTGGTACGTCGAACAGGATGAACTCGACTTTTGCCCCTGCCAGTTCGGGTGGGAGCGTCTTGCTGCGGACGTAGCGGTATGTGTCGTTGAAGCTGCGGTTCACAAGCACGCCACAGTCGAGACGGCGAACATCCACGTCGTTCATCAACTCTAGGAAGCTACCTGCGTAGTCCCCGAGATTCAGCAACGGTTTGTCTGCGAACGACTGGAACGCTACACCCCAGCCCATCTTCCCCTCGACGGCACGCACGTCGAGACGAATCTCGTCCAGCTTAATTTCAGCTACGGCCGGCCACGTCAGCTTCTTCTTACCCTTGGCGAAGGTGTGGCCCTTCATCAGCTTACCGATTGACATACTGCATCTCCATCTTGCCGCGCTTCTTGCACGTGACTGTCGGATCGAACGGCGCACCTGCAAACTCGACTTCGAGGTGCATGTCTGCGGCCATCTGACGAATGGTGTCCATCAGGAACTTGTCTGCGTGGCCGCCGTTGAAGTGGTCCCGGATTGTTACTGCGTGCTCGGGCCACGCCACAGCCTCGGCCAGTATCCGCAGAGCAAACGCGGTGGACATGCCCGAGCCACGGGTGCTTCGCACATGTGGGCCAATGTCGAACGGCGGAATGGAACGCACGAACTTGCTCATTCCGCGCCCTCCTTGACGGCGATCCACACTTCCGGTTCCATCAACAAGGAGTCGATGGCCGGCGACGTGGTGTAGCACGCAACCATGTGGCCCGTCGTCTTGCACGTGATGCTGAACGGAATGCGCACCACATCCTTGCTCTCGAAGTCCTTCAGGATGCGGCACAGGCTGCTGATTTCGATGCCCGTCTTCTCGGCCAACTCGCGCCGGGTGTTGTACGGGACATCAGCGAACGCCTTCAGCACCTTGTGCTTCTGCTTGCCCATCTTCTCGATGTCGGCCAATGTGAGCTTGTACGCCTCGGCCTTGTTCTGTTCGGTATGAGATGACAATTAAGCCTCCGGAGTAATCCACGTGTTCAACGCGGCATTGAATGTAGTTTGGATTTGGTTCAGGCCGTTGTGCCCAGCCTTCGCCAGCTTGTTCTTTGGGGTCGAGATGCCCCGCAGGTCGTGCATGCTGCTGATTGCGCCCATCATCAAGCACAGGTCGAGCGTGGTTTGGATACCAGTCTTGCTGTTCTGCATTGCCGACAGGGGTGGAAACAACATCTCGAAACCCTCGGCGGAAACTTGGATTGTCCCGATGTGCAGGAAGTGGTGAATCGCAGCCAGTTCCCGCATCCCGTTCCATACTTCCTCCAACTGCCCGATGTCGTTGGCCGCGCCGCCACGGTTGGACACGGCGCGGATGCGCCCAGTCATGTCCGTGATGACGACGGCCGGGTTGTGGTGCTCGATGATCTGCTCGACTTGCGCGACGTTCTTGCCGTGGATGTTCTTCAGGCGGATCGCATCGCGCCCGCCGATGGCCTCGGCATACGCAGCCTCAAGCGTGCCGGCGTTGGACATGGCGTACATCTGCTCGCGGGTCACTTCCAACACGCTCTGCCACTGCCGCGTTGTGATACGCTCGGCCGTGCCCTCGTTGATTAGGTACAGGATCGGGCGACGGTCCTTGATGAATGCCTCGCGCCGCTGCTTGGCAAAGCTCGCGTTGAGCTTGCATAGCATGGAGGTCTTTCCCTTGTCGGTCGGAGCGACCACTGCGACGTTGTGCCCCTCGCGCAGCCCCTTGAGCGTATTCAAGGCGGGGCCAAAGATGTCGATCATCAGGCCGCCATCGTCTGCGTCTTCCCGTAGGTACTCTGCGATGTCGCCGTCAGCCCAGCCAGCCACGCCGCCGTCTTGCTTGTCGCGCACCGAGTTGTTGGCGAGGGAACGCAATTCGTACGCAAGCTCTACTTCTTCACCCGCTTGAAACTTTGCGAGTAGGGCCTGTGCACGGCCGGACAGGTCAAGCTCGGTTAGCGTGTTCTGCACGCCCCGCACTGCGTCGATGTCCGGCTCGACCGCCAGCTTGCTCACCATCGCACGCAGGATTGCCACGCTCTCAGGCGCAGCAGTCGGGTCGGCACGCAGGCTGATCAGCGTGGACAGCTTGTCCACCTCGACGCGCTCATCCTCCTCGTACGTGCTGAAGTACAGCGAGAACCAAGCGAGGATGTTGGTTGTGTCCGGGGACAGCATGCTGTCGGGCACCGCCTGCCGCAGCGCCTTGAACCTGCGCTTATCCCGCAGGGCGTGGAGAATCAGGAAGTCTTCGGTCATCGGATCGTCTAAGTAGGTGGGTCAGGTGAAGTTGGATAGCGGACACGCGCATGTCCTTGGGGTCCAGTTCCCATGGTGCGCATTGGTCATCGGGTTGTGCCGGGTCTTGCATGCCCAGCGCGCGGAGTCTCAGGGCGTTACGGACGCAGCCCTTGTGGCCTGCATCGTCGCCATCGTAGAAGGATGACACGACGGCTACGCCAGCGCACATCAGGTGGGCCAACAGTGCATCGTGCATCACCGTGCCCAGTGTGCAGTACACGCCAACTGGCAGGCTTTGGTGCTCCGCCGCCCACGCTACCTTGTGGGCTGAGAACAAGTCCTCGGTCAGGACGGCCACTGAGAAGCGCGAGGCGGGCCGTACGACGACGTAATGCTGCCCATGGTAGGTCAGCCACTTCTGCATGGATTTTTCGCTTGTATCGCGTCCCATCCATTCACCGGGGCGGTCAGTGGGCACCATCAATCTGTGGCGAGACTCCGACCAGCGTAGGTCGGCGGGCAGATACATGCGATCCATTCCCTTCCGGGCGAGCAGACCGAACACTGTATCAACCTCATACCCGTGCAGAGCGTCGATGCTCCGCATGTCATTGGGTAGAGTCAAATCACGGGAGCCCTTCACCTCCCGCTGCACCAACAGAGCGTGCTCCTTCTTCACTACCGCCCCGGCCTTACACGATTGGCACCATGCCCACCATCGATCCGCGTCGTTACCGACCACCAGATTCTTGCGGCTCTCTCGGCCGTGTTGAACCCGATTCGTGCTGCCGACGTGGACGCGCTTCGCATGCGCCAACCACTCCTCATCACGCAACCTTGCCATGTACTGCTCCCGTGAATGCGTTCTGTCGTGCGGGCAGTGTGCGCCCTTCCACCTCCACGGTGGACGCTCTTTCAGTCAGCCTATGCCCAGAGGTGCGCAGTTCCTGCCCGTGGCCTTTGGGCCTACTCCTGCGACTTACCTAGTGCTGTCTGCGTACCCGGTAGCAACCGTCGCCGCTACCCATTCCGATCCCTGAGCTACCGCACGACAGGACGCACTCGGCGTCCTGCTGGATTACTCCTTGATGCCCACGATCTGCGAGTCTTGGATCACGACCGTCTCAGTGTCGAAGCCCGCACCGAACACGATCTTCAGGCGACGCTCGCCGTTGTCCAAGAACTGCACGCCCACCACCGTGGCCTCCACCTCGCGGGCCGTGTCAGCGCGGCCAACGCGGGCAATGATGTTGCTGCCCTGCGCGATGCCGGCCATCTTATCGGCCACGTCGAACTGGTTCTGGAGGCGCTGGATTTCCTCGCCCAGCTTGCGGTACTGCTCGCGCTTCGCGTCGATCTTCTTCGCCAGCTTGACCAGCGGGGCGTCTTCGGTCACTGGCTGCACCGGGGCGGTGTCGCCGGCAGGCTGAACAGCAGGGCCAGCGTCAGCAGTGACGACAGCAGGAGCAGCCACTTCAGCGGCTTGCGTAGCTCCTGCCACGACAGGCACAGCCACAACAGGCACAGCGGGAGCAGCCACCACAACGGCGGGCGCGGTGGTCGGGAGTGCGACTTGGGTTTCATTGGAGACGATTGCCATGTGGGTAATTTCCTTGGGTGGTGGGTTGGTGATTACGGAGTATTGCGGTCGCGGGCAGCGTTCTCGTACGCCGTGTTGTCTGCCCAGTCCTTCTGGATGTTCTGGAGGTTGGCAGCGCCGCCTTGCAGCGTGCCCTCTTCCGTGCCGACGTAGCGCAGTTGTTTGCGCTCCTTGACCTGAGTAACGACGCGCTCAGGCACGCTGACGTTGACGACGGCCGGCGCAGCACGCACGCCTACGCCCATGCCACCGATGTCGGTCACGACACCGTTGCGCACGATGTTGCGCAGTGCGTTCTTGAGGGCGTGCTGTAGGAACTGGTCGTCATCCTCGGGGAATCGGTTGTGCAGTTCGTGCAGGTAGCGGTCGCCGCCCTCTTCGCCCGGGGCCTGCGCCGCTTCGATACGCAGATCGCGCAGCGTGCTGTCGGGGATCGTGACCTTGCCGGTCAGTGAGATGTCAATGCTGAAAGTCTTCATGCCTGTGCGCCTTCCTTGATTTCCTTCTTGGTGAGCGTGCGCGGCGTCGCTGCGATGATGCCGAACACGAAACGGTTGTCCACGCTGTGCCAGTGCTTGTCGGCCGTGAAGTCGTGCGTCTGCTTGCCCGGCATCGTCAGCATGCCGTGCTTGTCCAGCTTGTTGCCGCGCTTGTTGTGGAATGCGTGGGCACGGGTCGAGCGGATACGCGGGCCGGTCTTGCCGCGTGCACGGTACAGCTTGCGACGAGCAGCGCGGTTCAGCGGGGCCGCCTTCGGTTCACGCTCGGTCGCTTCGATGTCCGAGATGCTGACCTTGGGCTGTGCCGCGACGATGGCCGACAGCTTGTCGTCAATGGCCTTGACTTCGCCCTTGGTGGCGACGTGCGACAGGGCGTTGGCGAGGGACTTACCGATGGAACGCAGACCGAACATTAGATGCTCTCCGTGTTGAGGTGCTCATTGATCTTGGACAGGTGCTGGGTGACGCGGCTGCGCTCCTGCTTGCTCCATTGCTGGATGTTGGCGTGCGCTGCGTCGCGGCTGGCGTGGGCCTCGTCGATGGCCGCCCAGTAGCGGTTATCGGCCTTGCCGGTTGCGTCAACTGCTGCGTGCACGATGTCGGTCAGTTCCTGCCGCAGCTTGGCTGAGGCGTGGCTCAGCAAACCGAAGCGGGCACGTTGAACAATCGTGCGCAAAGTTGCGAGTAGGCTCTGCGTCTTGTCGAGAGCGTGGGATGCGTACAGCGTCAGGCTCATGCCTTCTCCTTGGGTGCAGGTGTGAGGAAGTAGGATTGCGCGCAGAAGTTGCGCAACTCCAATGTCTCGGGGCTGAACTCCTCGGCAACGATCTGCCGCAGGATGACGGCACGCTCAGCTACAGCGTGCCCACTACAAGCGATGCGCCCTGCTCTGCCCACTACAATCAGGGCGCACCGTTCGCTGTGCATGTCAGCCCGCTGCGGTCAAGGCTATGCGCAGCACTTCGCACTCGGCGTGTGCATCGGCCGCCGTGGTGTGGCCCTCGCCTCGGTACTCGTTCTCCGTGGCGTCGTAGGCGTACCACTTGTCGCCCTTCTTCTGCGCCGAGAACGGGTAGGTGTTGCCGACGTGTGCAGCGTCGATGCTGCGTGCGGTGATGGTGCTGGTTTGCATGGTGTGTTCCCTGTTAAAAGTCAATGCGGATGAATGCGCCCACCACATCGGCGGCTCCCTTACGACGCGCCGGAGCGAAGAACGCTTCGAGCGCAACTTTGCCGTACTGCACGCCAACCGTGGGCAGCGGCACGACTTGATGAAAACCCGAACCGTGCAGGTAGCCCACACGCAGGCCGGCTTGCAGCTTGAGGTCTTGCGTCACCTCGTAGCTGTAGCGGTAGCCCGCATACGCGGCCCATGCTCGGTCGTTGAAGCTGTCCTTGTAGGTCAGCGCCCCGGCGTGCCAGCCACCCTCGCGCACTTCCAGCCCGATGCCGGGGTTGCGCTCGTTGAACTTGCGGTCGCCCTGCACGTTCAGGTGTTTGCTTGCGCCGAAGAGAAGCAGCGACGTGTCGGCAGCGTGCGCCGAGGTGCTGCACGCACCAACGATACAGGCGGCCACCAGAGCCACAGCAATGCCGCTTGCCCAGTGCGGCGTATCGTCAGTCGGGCACATGCGGACGTGGCTCATGATGTGAGTCTCCGGTGTGGGTTGAACACGCGCTTGCCGTCAACCTTGAAGTTCTCGTAAAGCTCGTGCTTCACGAACGTCTCGACGGCGAGCAGCGCAGTGCGAATGATTGCGTCATCGTCCATCGAATCCTTGAGCAGCCAGAGGCGGCCCTCCTGATCGGTCACAAGGCCAGTCTCGCTGCAAGGCAGCGCCGTGATGAACGACAGCGTTGCCTCGGACCCGCGCTGCGTCACCGAGAACCGTGCTTTGCTGTGCACCATCAACCATTCGGGCAGCGTGACGCGGGCCAGCAGGCTTTGCAGCCGATGCTTGAACATCATGCCCCGCGTCAACTGAACGTCTTGCTTGCAGTACCGCTCCAGCGCGGCCAGTCCCTCGTGCAGGCTCATGATGCGATCAACTCCGTAATTGAATTGCGACAGAATGCGATGCGTTTGTGGTTCAGATGCTGCGTCCCTGTGCTTGCCGCTAACAGGTAGTTCCCACGTTGTCCGCCATCGAATGGGTACTCCAAGTCAAGGTCCGCCCTGATGAACAGGCCCCGCAGCAGTTGACGCAGGTGACTTCTCGCGCCGACAGTCTCGACATTCTCACGTGCCCAGTCGTTCAGATTGTCGCACAGCCCATTGGACTTATCGAACCGATCATCGGGCGCGCCGTCCTCCACCCAATCCAGATAGTCACGCAGAAACTTTGTGAGTAGGCATTGCGTCTCGGTCATGCTGCCTCCTTGAACGCGACACCCACCGTCTCGACGGGCTTGCCTTCCCACGTGGAGAACTTGAGCGGATCGAAGCGGCCCCACTTGGATGCACGCGGACCCACCAGTGCGCCAGCGAAGTGGCACGGGTCACCGAAGTTCACCGCAAACGCGATGCAATCTTGAATGAGTTCTTCGGCTACCTTGTACAGCCGGGATCGGGCTGTGCCGTCCATGATGTCGTCCAGCAGTACGGCAATGAGCGTGGGCTCGCCGCTCTCGGTATCGGTAGCCATGCGACTCTTGAGAACGGTGAACCCGTTCTCGTCCAACACACGGCATGCTGTGCGGGCAGTCAGCCCCATCACAGGGCCGCCGTCGGTCCAAAGTCCAACGTTCACCGTAATCATTGTCACGTCTCCGGATGATTCTGATCGGCCTGCCAAGCGGACGGCCATGCGCCCTCAAGGTAGCAGCCCTGTTCGTTGTCGTAGACACGCCAGCCTGCGCCGGTGTATTGCGAAACATAGCGAGGCTTGGTGTTCTTCTGCTGCATTGATTAACTCCCCTTGCGGAACTGTGTGAGCGGAGCCCGACGCCCGCCCTTGTGGATGGAAACGAGCACGCCGTCTGGATACTGCGCGGCCCAGTCAAGGGCGTCACGCAAGCTGCGGCTTGTGTGCATGAAGACTTCACCCTCCCAAAACACTGCGGTCGAGAGGTTCGGACGAAACAGGTTCAGGAGTGCAGACATGATTAGATCGCCATCGGCGTACCGTTGATGTGCCACGTGTCGCCCAGCAGGCGCACAATCGACCCGGAGTTGCGCGCCTTTTGCAGCGCGTTCAGCATCTTGCGACCGAGCGTCGTCGTATCCTTGCTCACGGCATACTTCGGGCCGTTGTACTTGTCGCTCCCACGCAGAGCGCGGTTGCCTGCACCCGCTTCGGGTTTGCGTTGCGGCTGCTTGTGCGCCGGGAGTTTCGAGAAGTAGATGGATTGCACGAGGCTCATTGCTGTCTCACATTGGTACGATTGCGCCCTGCTGGGCCGGTTGGAATAAAAGACGCCGGACCTGACGGGATGCAGGCGACCCGGCGTTTGGAAAGGTTACTTGCCTGCGATGAAGTCTGCGAGGCTGATCGGTGTTTCGCCACGCTTGGCCTGCTCCTTGCAGTACCACTCGTAGAGGTCACGCTCAAACCACTGGCGGGCCGCCTCTTTGACGACGCACACCGTGTCGGCCAGCGACCACACAGCCTCGGGCCATTCGTTGATCTGCTTGGCCTTGGTTGCGCACTGCACCTTGATGATGTAGTGCCAACTGTCCCACACCTTGAGCGGGATGTCGTTGAAACTCTTGTCCGTGCTGTTGCGCAGCACGTCGTACCCAACGGCACGCGCCACGCTCTCAGGCATGAACGACCCAACGAACTGGGCGTAGTAGGCACGGTGTGCGGCGCGCTTCTCCGCCTCTGTGCCAGTGACCGCCATGTACTCGGCGCGTTTCATGATTGCCTCACTGCGGCAGGTGAGCAAGGCCGGCGCCCAGTGCTGCGACGCCGTAGCTCAGGATGTAGAAGAACGCGGCGACGGCCACGCTCACGATCAGGACAAAGCGGGTCATGTCGAGCGCCCTTTGCGTTTGGTTGCGAAGTGGCATGCAGGCTGCGCCGTGCACACCCAGACGACGCCCTGCCCGAGCAGCGCCGGAATCCAGTCGGATGCAATCTGCGCACCCTGCTTGTTCAGGAACTCTTGCACAGCGACGCCGTGCACATCCTCCCAAGCCGACAACTCGTATGGGTACGGCACTGCGACCCGGGTGTGCCCTTGACGAGCGACAACCTGCGTGCCGTGCCGGTCTGTTGCCGGTTCGACTTCAGTGTAAATGGCTGCAAACATGTGCGCCTCCTACTTCCCCAATACGCACTCACGCCGTGCGCAAGCGTACGTCTATGTGGAGGGTGTCACTCGCTTTCGCGGCCCGCGTCTCCGACCCTCGGGATCGTTGCGTTGCACTCCGGTACCGGCCCGGACACCCTCCACATAGACGCCCTCTTCAGAGGGCGCCTTGCCGCTTAGGCTACCTTGACTTCTGCGCCATCGGCCAGCGCACGGAGCGCGGCCAGCTTGTCAGCGGGAACCTTGCTTTCGTCTTGCTCTGCCTTGGCGATGGCCGTCTCAGCCTTCTTCAGGAGCGCCTTGATCGCGGCCTCCAGATCGAACTGGACATAAGGCTTCTCGGGCATGAAGTCCCAGAAGGGCTCACACTCGGCGGCGGCGATGTTGGCATCGGACAGCACAGCATCGCGGCGCGTCTTGTCGTACACCAGCTTGCCGGCCGCATCCTGAGTGAATGCGCCATACGCCAGTGTCCAGCCGATCAGGGCTTGACGGCGTGCGCTCTTGCCCAGTGCGTCGATCAGGCGGGTCATCGTGTCCGGATCGTTGTGTTGCGCCGAGTGGGAGATGCAGGACACGGCCACCAGATGCAGGTCTGCATCCAGCTTGGCAGAGCGAGTCTTGATGCTCGCAATGGCCTTGTTCAGGTTTGCTGCGCCAACCACAAGGGTAAGGCGCTTCGGTGCGGCTTGCGTTGCTTTCGTCATGGTGATGTCTCCGTTCAGGTCGGAAGTGAGACGCGGAATTGCGTCTAGGTCGTGAGCTTCAATCGGGCATCCGTCTACAGCGCCCTGCACCAGTTGCCTGCGTCTGCCGATGTTCTTATCAGCCGCTAGGATAGGCGGGAGGCGACTGTTACCTAGGATGTAGCTCCAACGAGGAAGCTCACGGCCTAGACGGTTTGAATCAGTCAGCGCCATCTGCTCGCTGAGTGTCAAACACAGTCTTCTGAGTCAGTCCCTTTAATGCGTGTCCATCACACGCTAGGCTCCCACATTCGCCCATAGCCGCCAGCTTATCGTTCCACTACTGTCAAGGTTGGCTGCACCCGCTTCCGCGTTCACAGTGCCTTGCAGTCTAGCCCGACTCGCCTTGAGCGTACGCCCTTGGTATCGTCTGTCCTGACTCTCTATCATCCTCGGATCGCTGGCCGGATGAATTGTTGGGCTCGCGCCCTGCCACCGTTCGATTGTGCGCCTATGCATCACAATCTAGGGCCATGGACTCGTACAAGATAGCCGGTATGCCTCTCTTGCGTCATCGTCTCTAGCCCTTGCAATCCTGCGTATCAGCTTGATCGGCTTGCCCGTCGCGCCCTGTATCCTGCGCATCGTATCTGCCTGTTTGCCTACCCGCCGCGTTGCTATCCGCGTTTGCTGCTGTGTTGCTGTACTGCTGAGTTCGTACTGTACGCCGTTCGTTTCACACTGTCAAGCTTTGTTTGCCTTACCTGATCCGCCGCTAGGGCTTAGAACGTTCTCGGCATCGCTTGGTTACTGCTAGGTGCTACGAACTGCATGGGACTGAACTCTACACATCATCTAAGGTCGTGTCAAGCACCTTAGCAGACTGTCTATCACCACTCAGGACGCTTAAGCCGGTTGCCTACGTTACCGCAGGCTTTGCAGCCCTAGCACTCTCATGCTAGGAACCTTGCACTGTACCTAACACGCATTGGTCAGGCAGTCTGTGCACCGCATTTGCTCCGTTGCCGCTTGTGCCGTTCAAGACGTACACAGCAGGGTTATGGATGATAGCCGGTCTGTTAAAGAGCTTGTCTTGCCGTCACAGCATCGCTGCAACGGTTCCCATCATACACACCCTGTAGAGCAATGCAAGCACTTTCTTCACTCCTCTATCAACAGTCTACAACATGCGCTGCAAAGCCTTACCCAGCAAGGAACGGATAGAGTGCCACCTGTAGGGTATAACCCCGTCAAGGCGTAGCCGGCGATGCGAGGAACGCAGCAGATGCTCGGATACAAGACATGCAACCCAGTAGAGCTAAGTGATACACCTGTACTACACCAGTGTAGACGTAGAGATACCTGAGTGATCCCAAGAGTACACATGTACCCATGAGCAAAAGAGACAGATAGCGCTCACCCGTCCGTGAGCGACAGCGAACGACGGGCTAACACATTCCGCAGGCCATTGAATCGGGTAGCGCACGCATAGACGCACATAACAGGCGCTGGGCATGAGAACGCACCAGAGGCGCTAGGATCGTCTGAGAGCCCGAGGAGCTACCCTTGCCTACCCCAGCCCCGAACGACGCAGCACAGGCTCTGTACGCAAGCCGCAGGGCTATCCGTGGCCCATGGCGTCCGAGTACAGGGCTATCTCACTCTGCCAGCGTTTAACATAAAGTCCGTTATGCGGCACCAGCCATGGCCCTGTTGACAGCGAGGGTTGATCCGTGGTAGACGCGCGCAGGCTGGCATGGTCCAATAATTCGGGCGCGTTCACTATGGCGTGCGCGGGTGGGTGCATGGGGGGGCGTATGTGCGCGCTCGGGTC